GTGGAGTGTTTAGCTCGTTCAGGACTGTGGTAGATCTCAGCATTTATCTTAGTGACGTAACCTCAAGGCGCTCCACATTAACTAAATATAGGAGAAAAACATGGTTGATAAAAAAGAACAATGGGAAATAGAGCGAGATAAAGAGATCGCAGAGAAACAAAAAGCTATGGGCGCTATGACTGTTGGACAGCTGCAAGCGGTTCACGGTGCTTACGAGGCTATAAACACGGCTATGATTAGTATAAGAGATATTAATGATCTTATGTTATCTGATATCAAAGACCTTGATGAAGCTTGTTACAAATTATTTGATGAATTTAATATGAGGGGCAGTGATGGCTAGAGGATATGATAAATTATATATGAATATTACTCTTGAGTTTTTAGGCAACATGGCTTCTGAAAAAAAGAAACAAGTGGAATGTGAACCTAATGAACCAATGTGGAAAGAAGAATTAACTCAGCTAGAAAGAACTATTGGCCTAGTTGAAATGGAAAAGGAGTCGATTGAAGATGGTTAGAGAACAAGAAGGTAAGTTTAGCTGTACCGATTGTGGCTACGTTTACAGCTCCATGCTTGCAGACGACGAAGTTCCTGAGACTTGCAGTCAATGTGACGTTTATTACGACGATGGTAAGCCGGTATATAATCACAAGCCGATTGACGATGATAGCATTGAGCCTAACAAAGAATGTAGTCAATGTGATATTGAGTATACTTGTTTTGATTGTGAGATAGATCAGATAAGAACAAGATACCCTGACGCTCGGTATGTAGATAGTGATGAATGGGTAGTGCCTATAAATGTCTGAACAAAACACAACACACGCGGTTATGTCCCAACGGCACGAGGATCAGGATAGTCTCGATTACTTTCCTACCCCGCCTTGGGCTACCCGTGCTTTGTTTGAACATATATTAAAGCCCAATTTTATTTATCCCCAACAACCCAAAGATGACTTTGTTAAATATACTTGTCTGGAGCCAGCGTGTGGAGCTGGACATATGGCCAAGGTCCTCGAAGAATATTTCCCTGAAGTTATGTCATGTGACATAGCTGATTACGGACAAGATCGTATCGCAGACTTTCTATCTAGGGACGTTAACGAAGAATACGATTTTATTATTACTAACCCGCCGTTCAACCTAGCTGAAGAATTTGTACTCAAGGCACTACCCTTGGCTAAAGAATCTACGGCTATCTTTGCTCGGACACAATTCATAGAAAGCGTAGGTCGATATGAAAGACTATTTAAACAAAACCCGCCAACGATTATCGCTCAATTTACAGAGCGAGTTCCAATCATTAAAGGTCGTCTGTCAGCAACAGCTTCAACGGCTACAAGCTATGCTTGGTTCATCTGGGAAAGCTCTCAAAGACGGGTTCCAAAATTTAAAACTGAAGTTCAATGGATCCCACCAACAAGAACCAAACTTGAACGAGAGGCCGACTATGAAGAAAGTGTGGCAACTCCACATCCTCGACCCACGCGTCACGCCTCGCAAGGAAACCTTTTTGACTGAAGTACAAAGATTAATTAGGAAAAATTTCAAAAACAATAGCTTTTAGTTACAAAAGTTACTTCCCCTTATATATAGAGCTGAAAATAAAAAAATATTTTTTTACTAAATATAGGCGTAACTGGTGTAACTTATGTAACTTTCTTCTGTAACCCTTATATACCAACAGTTTTACTGGTTACATAATTGGTTACACTTCTGTTTTCAAATATGTAACCTTCTTAAATCAATTTTGGCCTTAATGGGCCTCAAAAAGTTTTTTGTAAAAAAATAATTTCTGGTGTATATATAGAGATATGAATAATTTGAAGCCTATTAAAAAAGGTCGGGGAAGGCCTAAAGTAGATATTCATAGTAAGCTAACTAGAAAACAAGAGCTGTTTGTAAAAGAACTTGTTAGCAACGATGGAACAATAACCATGAGGGAAGCTGCAATCAATGCGGGCTTCCCAGCTTCTTCTGCTCACACTCGTGCATATGAAATGACTAATCCTGATATTTGCCCTCATGTTTGTAGAGCAATACAGATTTATAGAGACGAGCTGGATGAAAAGTATGGTGTTACATACAAAAGACATTTACGAGACCTACAAAGAATAAGAGATGTTGCATTAGAAAATGGTGCATATTCAGCGGCTGTACAAGCTGAGTTCAGGAGAGGTCAGGCAAATGGTAATATCTACATTAACAAATCTGAAATCCGTCATGGTACTATTGATAGTATGTCCAAGGATGAAGTGTTGAAAGCTCTTAAAGAAATAAAGGATTCATATGAACCGAGATACGCTGAAGAAGTTATTGACCACGAGGCCACCAGTTCAGCCGAAGAAGGAAAGCGGGTTCTTCCAAGAAATTAAAAAAGCTGTCGGCCGACTACCCAAAGACATTTTGTTAACTAGAATAGAAAACTGGATGACACTTGGTATTCCTGATCTATTAATCTGTGATGATAAAAACCAATTTCATTTTGTAGAGCTGAAAGTTACTAGTGGTAATGTAGTTAGACTATCTTCATTACAAATCGCTTGGCTTACTAGACACAGCCGAGCTTCTGTATGGGTTCTTGTTAGATCACAAGATACTATGTATTTATATGCGGGTAGTCAGGCAGTAGACCTGAGAATAAAAGGCCTGAAGCTCAAGCCTATATTCAAAACAAAATATCCTTTTGACTGGCCAAAAACTTTTTCCTTGATATTTGATTAATAATATATAAGATAAATCCTATAACACATATTTATAGGAGAAATGTTATGATTAAAACTGAAGACAAACATTGTTATACACCGGTCCGTGAAGAAGGACAAAGAGGTGTGTATAGAGTTGCAAAAGTAATTTGGAACCAAGGAGGCTATCAGCCGTTGGGCAAGGCTAATCCAAATGATCCACATGAGATGGATAAGTTTGTTGGTACTTGGGGACATTGCAGACAAATCTGCAACACCTTCAACAAAAGTATTAACGTAGATACTGAGCAAGAAAATTGGATTGTTAGTCGTTCTATGGAGGTGCAGAATGGCTAAATACGATAGTGATGCTTTAGATCAGGCATGTGAAGAAATCGTAGGACATACGAATTGGAAATATGCAGACACTCAAGACCTTGAGAACATTATTGCTGAAAGAAAAGGCGACGTACCAAAAGGAGAAGAGATAGAGCATATTGTAATTTTTTATAAAAACGACGAGGAGGACGAAGATGAATAGAGTTAAAATTATATTTCCTAATGATGATCCAAGATGGAACTACGTTAGGGGTGCTTTTCCAAAAACCAAGGCCGAGGCTAAACAATGTTGGGAAGAAATTTCTTGCAATTTAGCTATGGAAAATCTTACTCAGGACGGAGAGCTGAGTACAGCCGAGACTAATAGAAAAGAGAGAGAAGTTTTACAAGATGCCAAGCTTTTGTTTACTCGTTTTAAATGTCCAAAAGATGTTGCTGAGTATTCTGACTATGACCTTTCAAAGTTTGTGGAGGGTTAAATGAACAATCTATCTAAAGAAGAGCTAGAGTTGTTGCAAAGCTGTGTGATTGAAATGAGAGCCATATTATCAACGGGTCTTTCTCAAGGTGTTGACGCAGTAAACTTTAAAACTCAATATGGGTTTAGTTACGAAAACGAGGCCGATCTTAAAAAAGATATTAGGGCATTGAGAGCTTTGGAAAAAAAGTTTGAACCAATCAAAATTCAAATAGCTTGGGGTAGCTCTAAACACTTAGACGATGTCAAAGAATATACTTTTGATAGCGAAGAAGAATACCTTGCTTTTTTAAAAGGCGTCGATGAATCTAATGGTTGGTTGGACTACGATACCATAGGAAACGATCAGCAATGTAATTGGCCTAATATTGAAATGTGGAAACGTCAATATTGTCCAAACGATAAATAAAGAAAGGAGGCAATATGTTTTTTCTATTTGATTGGATAGGTAAACTTTTATACGGCGAAGACTACGATAAGTATAAAAAAAGACCACCAAAAACAA